GAGGCCGAAGAGAACGACGCATGGATACTCGATATGTACGATGCGTATCTGGCAAGCCGGCCCAATGAATGATGATCGATATTCAAATATGCTGAAAATGTGATTCATAAAACGAATGGGTAAGAGTAGAGAATAACGGATAGTGAGTGTCAGAGAGTTACGAATAGACAGAAAAAACGAAAAGGTGAATTTTACCGAATTTTGCCGAATTATTCGGAGGTGAAACCGAATTCCGGAAGGCGAAAGTGGCAGTACAGCGGGGCATGGACCGAAGATTTCCGAATTCAGGCCCAAAAGTTCGGCGAAATTCGGCGAGGCGGCTCAAAATGCCGCTTTTTTCATGCCGATTTCTGCGCAGCGCAAGTGGCTGACACAACGTATCAAACAACGTTTCACAAGTTCCAAAAACCGCACTTTTACGGCCATCGTGCGCCCACTACGACAACCAGGTCGATCCGGTGTGAAAAAGCCGCCAAAACGGCCGAAAAACAGTCTTGAAACAAGCCATGAACGGAGGAAAATCGCCTCCGTTTTTTTGTGCCTAAAAACGCGCAAAATTGCAATGGTGTCACAAATGGTGTCACAAATGGTGTCACAAAACCGTGTAAAAAAGTGCCTTGTTTGCAGGGGGCAAATGTATAAAATAAGGCTGTTTTCGGCGGTTTTGTGCCGTTTAGGGGGGGGGCAAATGTAGGTAATTCAGGGTGATTTATATGTTAAATTGCTGATATACTGATATTTAGCGTTATTGTGTTGACTACCAGCGCATGAAGACCATAAAAAATACCATTTCGATCTACTTCTCGAAATGGTATTTGTCCGATACTTATAATATGTAATTATGGCTTTTCGTACCGAGATAGGCGTTCTTTCAAACGACCTATTAATTCTGCTTGTTCCACCAATTGAGTTTGTGATGACTGGATAAACGCGAGTATATTCTTGTCCAAAATGCCAAAATCATCAGCATTTTGACAATACATTTCGCCAGACCCAAGAATAAGCCATTTTAGCGATATTTCGGGGAACTCTGCGATAAATTTCGCCAACACATCTTCTGTTATGCCTGTTTTTGCCTCCAACGTACCTCTGGATACACCAATTCGGGCATAAAATTCCCGTTTGCTAATGGGTAATCCATCAGCAAATTGCAAAATTCTTTGCTTTATTGGCGAAATTTTTACGCTTTTCTCTTGCATATTGGCGAAATCTTTTGCTATATTTGCCTTGCCGTTCAAGATGAAACTTGCGGCAAATATAACAAAAAAGCGAACAAATGACAATAATTGTAGTAGATCGTGGCGAATGCAAGTACCTTGGGCAGTTGTTCAACGTGTCCCAGCCTACCGTCCGCCGCGCCCTTCGCGGTAAAACCGACACAGACCTTGCCAAAAAGATTCGCCACACGGCTATTGTCCGCGGCGGAAAGATGATGACCGAAGTCGATCCCGAAAACACAATCACCAAATAATATGGAACAGGCAGAATTCGTAATCGTGACCTACACGCGCAAGAGCGTTTGGTCGTATGTTCGGAATGCGCTGTGGCGGTATCAGTACCGCGCACGGCGGACCGCGATCCGCAAGCTGGCTTTACTGGTGCGGCGGATCACGAAATAGCGACTTCCCAGCCGTGAGGCTCGGTGGATGGCGGGTAACAGCATGGGAGCATGCAACGTTCTTTTGGTTCTTCATCTATTGCATTTTAAGTTTGGGTTAGCAGAAGGTTCGAATCCTTCTCCCGCCTCAAAGGCTCGCGAGATGAACGCTATCAGCTTTTTTTTGAATGTGACAGCCGGAAAGAGACCGGCGGGGCCGGCAGATCCGCATCGCGGACGGCTGCTTCCGGGTTCGAATCCCGGCGGCCTGCAAAACGTTTTTTTAATAACGAATTACAACCCAACATGAAACAGGAAATGATTACGATCATGGCATCGTCGGACTACACGGCCTACGACATTGCGGATATGATCGACATTCGCTATCACTACTCTGTAGCCCTGATAACGCCCCGTGACGAGCTCCACGCCACGCTTTCAACCGCTGACGACTGGATGGACGTCGTGAAATCGGACATCGAGATAATGTCGCCTGGCGTGAAGTTCGAGCCGGTGGGCATGTGGCAAGAGAATTGCTGGATCTCCGTAAAAGTCAAATTCTTAAAATCCGGATCGGTCATGGCCGCAGAAATGTATTCGGCAACCATAACTCAAACTATAAAAGACAATACGATGAAAACTCCGACAGGCAGATGGTTTCAGTCTTTCAGGCTTCACGAAAACAGCAACGGCGAATTAATCGCCTATCCCATCCTTGACCCCGACGTAAAGGTTTCCGACTATCGCAGCGTATGTATGAAATGCGCTGATGATGTACGTCGCTCTTTTGGCGGACGCCGGCAGGTTGACATAGAACATGTCGGCGGCGAAATGCGGATTCGGGTGGGCGTGCAGGGTAATTTTCATGCTTCTGCAAAATAATCCGAGGCGTTCGACGCGCTCTTTGAGCCGGGGGTCTCTGCGTCCCTCGTGATTCAGCAATTCAATGATAACTATCATGGTCGCAAGATTTGTAGTTTGACGATACAAATATAGCGATTTTCGGCGTCAATACGCCGCCCGTCGACAGCCGGTGTTCCTCGGGTTCCGAGGCGGGGTTCGAATCCCCGGACGGGGCAAATTCATAAAAATGGAAGTTTACCAAGGCATATTGTGTATAAGCGGCGCTGAACTGACCGATCCCACCGAATTTTCGGGGGGAGGTGGGAAATGCATCAGTTTAAGCTACTTAACAAATTTGGTGGCGGGCGGAAAGATCAACCGACTCCGTCGCGCTTCCCGCGGTACACCGGCCCTTTATGAATATGCCTCTCTTCCGCTTTCTATCCGTAAAGCCTGGGAACTGATTCACGGCGATCCCACCAGGCAGCCGGTCAAGGCCAAACTCATCGATTTCGTCCATCACGATCCCGACGCCTATGCTTATTACAGCGCTGTCGTTCTTCCCACGGGCGACCTTCTGCTTTCGGCAGATGCCGGTGCCGTCGCCAAGTACACGACGAATGCCTCGGTGCTGAACGGAATCAAGGACTACATTGCAGCCAAGCTGAAAGCCCGGGGTTTCGTGGGCAAGCGCACGACAAAGAAGGAGCTGTGGGAGGCGATCTCCGCGGCGATCTCCGACCAGGAGTTCCGCCGGGAGTGGAACCACACGCTGCCGGTTTTCCCCGCGAAGCTGCGTGCCCGTTACGAAGATTACGAGAAGGAGGGCTATCTGTCGCTTGTACACAAAGGCTTCGGCAACGACAACAAACGCATCGTGACGGACCGCATCGAACGTCTTCTGTGCGCGATTTACACGCTTCCGAACAAGCCTTTCGGCTGTGAAGTCTGGGACATGTACCGGCTGTTCATGCGCGGAACGGTGGAGATCTACGACAAGGAGAGCGGCGAACTGTACGACCGGAACGAATTCCTCAAGAACGGCGCTCCGATGGAGCTGTCTCCGGCGACAGTCCGGCGTTACCTGAACATGCCGCATAACCGCGCGGCCGTGGACAAGCGGCGCAACGATTCGCTCTATTACGACCGGGTGCACCGTCCGCACGTGAGCCGTTACCAGGCGAAGTTCTCGCTGTCGAAGCTCACGGCCGACGACCGCGATCTCCCGACGCTGGACAAGAACGGCAACCGGGTGAAGGCGTACTACGTATACGACATTCACTCGGGAGCCGTGGTGGGCGCCGCCTACTCGCGCCGCAAGGACGACGCTCTGTTCCTTGAATGTCTGCGCGACATGTTCCGCAACATCTATCGCGCCGGTCTTCCGATGCCAGCCGAGATCGAGCTTGAGCACCATATCGCCAGCGACTTCCGCGACGAACTGGAGGTGATGTTTCCCTTCGTTCAATGGTGCCGTCCGGGCAATGCCCGGCAGAAGATCGCCGAGCGTCTGCACGGCGTGAAGAAATACACCGTCGAGCGGCGAAACCACCCGAACATCGGCCGCTGGTGGGCACGTTCGGAGGCCTACCTTACCAAGCGTCAGCGCGACAGCGAGAACGACGAGCTGCTCGAAAAGCGCGGCGAATACGACAAGATCGTCGCAGAGGACCGTTTCGATGTCCTGCAATACAATTACGAATTACATTCGAACAAGAAAACCTACGCGGGCCGCTCGCGCTGGGAGGTGTTGACGGAGTGCTACAACCGTGAGCTTCCGATGCCCTCCCCGGCGCTCATCGCGCGCTGCATCGGCGACCGCACCGTCACGTCCATCCGCAACAACCAGTACGTCGTGGTTGCCGGGAAGTCCTTCATGCTTCCGACTCCGAAAGTCATGGAGCGCGTGGAATCCAACAACTATAAGGTCGAGGCCTACATGCTGCCCGAGGAGGACGGTACGGTGAACGAAGTGTATCTGTATCAGGGCGGGAATTTCCTGTGCACGTGCGGCCCGAAGGGAGAGTTCAACGCCGCGCGCGTGGAGCAGACAGCGGAGGACGTCGAGATTATGAACCGCCAGCTGGGATACATGAGCGAGTTCGACGGGGATGTCCGCGAGCGTCTCTCGAAGATCGGCCGCGTGGGCATCATCCGTCACGAGGAGATGCAGGCCATGGAAGAGGTCGACCCGGTCGAAGTCGAAATCAGGGACATCGCCGAGGAGATGCCGGAGGCCGTATTCGACCCGGAATCCGATCTTGAGGCCGCGCGTCAAAAAGCGATCAACAACCTTTCAAAAATAAGCAATTATGGAACAGCACTCTAAAGAACGTGTACTCGCGGCCTTGCGTGAGCAGCGCCAGCTTTTTGGCGGCAGCGACAAGCAGTACGCCGTATCGCTGAACATCAATCCTGCCCAGCTGTCGCGCCTGCTGAAGGGCGACATCGAGGGCGTCATCAGCGCCCAGAAATGGGAGCATCTCGCCTATACGTTCGGGATCAGCGAGTCGCGCCCCTGGAAGGCTGCGCACACGCAGGTTTACGAATATGTGACCCAGCAGTTGTGCGCCTGCCAGCGCAACAGCCTGTGCGCGATCCTCGTCGACCGGGCCGGTATCGGCAAGACCTTCGCAGCGAAGATCTACAAGCGCACGAACCGCAATGTGGTCTACATAGACTGCTCCCAGTGCAAGACACGGCGCAAACTGCTGCGCGCCATCGCCCGGCAGTTGGGTATCGATGTGATCAAGACTTACGACGAACTCTACGACGCCGTGGTCTATGCACTGAATACGGCTTTCGAGAAGCCGCTGGTGATCCTCGACGAGATGGGCGATCTGAAGCGCGATACGATCCTTGAGGTGAAGGCGCTGTGGAATGCCACGCAATACCGCTGCGCCTGGTTCGCCATCGGAGCCGACGGGCTGCGCACACGCATCGACTCGGCCATCAAGAACGGCATTGTCGGGTTCGTAGAGTTGTTCAGCCGCTTCGGGGGCCAATACAACCAAGCGACGCCGGAGGAGGATGTCGAAGCACGCAGCTATCTATACAAGGACTGCCTGCAGATCGTGAAGCTGAATGCCGGTCCTCATGTCGACGCTGCGAAGCTGATCCGCGCATCGCAGGCCAATCCCCGCATGGTTTACGATAATATGCAGCAGGCGGTATGAAGACCCGGAAGTATTTGAGCGTCTCGGAGCTTTATTCCAGGAAGTTTCGCACGGCAAATATCGCACCCGAATGGGTCGAACATCTGGGGACCGTGGAGTTAGGCGCCACAATTCTGATCTGGGGCGAGAGCCGTAACGGAAAGACCTCCTACGCCCTGCAAATGGCCAAGGCCTTTGCCATGGGAGGACACCGTACGCTTTATATGCCGCTGGAGGAGGGACCGAGCCTTTCATTTGTCATGGCAATGAAACGGGTACGTATTGAGGAAGCCCGTAAAATAATCATAGCTCCGTCGGCCATGAGTATGGAAGATCTCGACGCTGCCCTTTCCGAGCGAAATGCTCCGGTGGTCGTGGTTATCGATTCGCTTCAGTATTCAGGGTTGTCGTATGCGCAATATAAAGAACTGCGAGCGGCGCATGAATCCACGACATTCATCATCACCAGTCACGCCGACGGCCGGGATCCCCGGGGAACGACCGCGCAGTCCATCAAGTATGATGCCGGCGTCAAGGTATTAGTCGCGGATTATATCGCCAATGCCGGCAGCCGCTACGGCGGCGGTGAGCCGTGGACGATATGGCCTGACAAACTCGCTGCAATGGAGTTATAACCACACTTAAATTTATATTAAATATGGCACGACAGAAAAAAACAATCATCTCCGGCATCACCCGTGAAGCCATGGAGGACGCGTTCGGCGAATACGCCACGGCCGACGCCCGCATTCAGAAGATCCAGGCGGACATGGACGTTCAGTTTACGAAGATCCGCGAGAAGTTCGCTGACGAATTGGCCGAACTCCAGCAAACCAAGGATCGCAGTTTCGAGATTCTGAACGTCTTTGCCTCGGAGCACCGCGAAGATCTTTTCCAAAAGAAAAAGAGCCTCGATACGGTGCATGGCACGCTCGGATTCAGGATCGGCATGCCGAAACTCGTGACCCGCAAAGGTTATAAGTGGGCTGCGGTCATCGACTTGCTCATGCGCCAAGGTAAAGAATATTTGAATACGGCGGTTACAGTCGCCAAGGACAAGTTCATCGCCGACCGCAACGATGAGAAGGTACAATCTCTGATGCATGACTGCGGTATCGAATGTGTTCAGGATGAGACCTTCTATGTAGAACCCAAAAAAGAGGAGGCTCCGGGCCTGTAAGCCATGGATCGCGCACCCTACTATAAACGGATCTATACGATGCTCGGTCAACTCGACGCCCGGGACCACAAGGAGGACCTCCTTGAGCCGTATGGCGTCGCACGGCTGCGCGACTTGAGTGACCGGGCATTGCTACAAGTGCATGAATTGCTCCGCTTCCGCGTACAGGAATCCCTGCGTCACCATCGCAGCGCCGTCCTTGCCAAACTCACAGCTATGGGACTGTCGCAGCAGGCCGGGGAACCTGCCGCGGGCTATTTCGCACGGGTTGACGCCTATGTATCCCAGCCCCGCATTGCCGGCAAACGGTTTCGGGAACTGTCTATTGGTGAGTTGCAGGCTTTGCGGCGCAAACTATGCGCCGTGCATAACCGCAGCGGATTCATCGCCGGGCCTGTTCCATCGCCGCCCCGCATAACTTCTGTAAAACCATCCTGACATGACAAACAGTTCATTGATCTATCTACTGCGCGTGCAGGAAGTCCAACGCCTCGTGAAAGAGTACACAAAGAAAGGACACACCCAGAGCTGGACCTACCGTAACGTGATCTATCCGCGTTTTATGATGTCGAAATCGACATTCGACAGTTATATGTCCGTGCAGAGAGTGCAAGGACGCATCGATGAAATTAAAAATGCAAAAAACGATGACAGACAAGATTAAAACAGGAATCTATATCCCGGATTCAAACAATAACCTCTGTTCCCTGGAGGCGTGGAAAATGCAGGGGAACCCGACCGAAGCCCAGTCGGTGGTGCTCATTACATCTACAGGCGCCCTTGAAATCTACAAACGCGATTTCGTGTGTTCCTGCACGTTCTTACGTGCGCAGCGTGCTGTGGAACAGGCCGGCGACGAATTCCGGTGCCCGACACGCTATGAAGCGATGATGATGCACGACGCCCTGGCCCAAGATCTCGAAGAGGCCCTATTGCTTGTCGGAGGCCACCGGATCGCAACCGGGATGACTTGGACCTGTGAGAAAGCTCCCGTATGCTCGAACCGCATGCGCGGGGATATGGCGTTCTGCTTCGACTGGAGATTCGGAACCATTGCGGCGAAATCCTGCTATGCCACCTCGTTTGCACGCCCTGTAAGATCCTATAATACTATGCCATGACCGGAATCAAGATCACTCCAACCGAAAAGGGGCTCAACATCGAGGCCCGCAACGAAAAATTCTGCCTCTCTTACGACGAGCGCTCACTGCCTTGGAGTGACGGCAAAAAGTGGTGCGAAAAGAACGGAGGCTCCCTGCCATCACTTGCCCAGCTTGCTATCCTCTACGAGTTCTTCGAGGAGATCAACGCTTCGCTGCGGGAACAAGGGAAAACAGAACTGTCCCGTACATTTTATTGGTCCAGTTCCGAGTACGCTTCCACGTGCGCTTGGTACGCCTACTTCGGCCGCGGCGGCCAGAGCTACACAGGTAAATTTGACACCAAATGTGTTCGGGCTGTCGCAGCATTTTAGTAACTATTTAATAATTAAAAAAGAATAACATGAAAAGCAAAATCTATTTCCGAGGTTCCCAAAAGCATGGAGCGGCACTTATCGAGGCTTTGGAGGCCATGGGTGGAAGAAATTTTTGGAGACTGACCGGAATCGAAGAACAGTACCTCTACGCGATTGATGAAGAAAATAGAATCATATCTATAAAGCCGAACGAGGTTCTATATGACGACCTGTTGAAATCCGGCATGGAAATCCGTGTGGAAGAGATCCCGGACAAGGCCGATGCGGATGTCGGAAAAGAACTCGCCGAGACGCTTGCTCAATGCACTTGGGTCGATCTGTTCCTGTCAATGATCTTGCTTTTCAGCGACTGTCTGAAAACCCAGGGCCATGCGCAGAAAGCGCCCCGGGATCCAAAGCCCGAGAAATGGGAGTATGCCGTGGGTGAGGAGTTTGATTTCGGATTGGTTCGGCTCAAGGTTGTCGAAGGACTCGGATGCAAGGGATGTGTTTTTGAACAATATTGCGAGACGGTTAGAAAAACATTGCTTGTCCCATACGTTGGTCCCTGTTATCGAGAATATAGATCCGACGGCCGTTCCGTTCAATTCGTAAAAGCGGAATAGTATGGCATGGGTAGCTGTCGATAAATTCCGCGGACAGGAATTTATCTATGAAGAAAAACCTGTAAGAGATGATTCGGAAGATGGAATTTGGCTTCCATCCTGCTGCGATCAATATGTGGCATTGCCTAAACCTGTCATTACGACAAGAGCCGACCCAATGGGGATCGGCTCTTGTTCTTTATGGCAGCACCGCGGGGTGCCCGAAATTTACAGTAATCGGTTTGCCTGTATTTGCTGTCACCTCTCCGATCTCGATGCCTACGGATGTCAGACGGGTCTCGGGCACGGCCGCCAGATCTGTGATGCCCACGCGGTAAGTTTCGACGTTCACGAGCAGGCTGTCGTGGTCGTGGTCCGTCGCGGACCCCACGCGCGAGAACGTTCCGGCGTAGTCGAGTCGCAGGTCGCGCATGGCCACATGCAAGGCGTCGAGGAGTTCGAAATACTCGATGGCGGGAGTCAGCGTGCGCCCCACGGCAGAGGTCTTTCCCGCGGCCTTCGTGGCGACGTGGATGTCGAGGAGCAGATCGCCGCGCTGTGCGTGGCGTCCGAGCTGTCGCCAAGCTATTTCCCGGAATTCGACCAGGGCGCACGGGAACTGCATGATCTTCTCCTCTTCGAGATGGGCGAACTGGTTGTTGTAGAGGTCCACGTATTTGACCAGCCCGGAGGTCATCAGGTGGCAGGCGATGTCGGCATATAGCCTTGCACGAATGCTTTTAAATGCTGTCTTATCCATGATTAAATGGCGTTGAATTATCGGAATATCGAATCTACGGCACGGTCTGCGAGTGCCAATAGTTTCTTATTGAGCAGTTCGGTATCTCCCATGAACTGCCGCTGCGGGAGATTCATGCGCCGGGTATGACTTCGCACGGAGTAGCTTCCGGCCTCGATGCGTTTGATGCGGCTGCGGGATTTTCCGCTGCGCGTGGTATACTTCTCACGGGTGAAGGCATAGCGGCGTCGGGTGTGCTGTCGGACATGCACAATTCCCTTGAACCCGAAATTGTGGGCCGCGGCGTATGGTGCATCCGTGGCGATGCGTATGTCGGAGAACTCGGCGCGGCGTATACGTATGGATCTGCGCAGACGCCCGCTCTTGACGAGTATGGCGCGTCCCCGATCCTTGAATCCCTTGCGGGGCTTCCACCTGTTCAGGGTGCGGCCTTCGTACCATCCCTGCCGTCGGAATGAGTCTACGAAGTAGTTGCGGGCCACGACGGCCATCTCGCGGGGCAGTCGCGTGCGTACGGTATCGAATCGCTCTTTGAGCAGATGCCAGTCGTATGTGAATCCATTTATGGTTATTTTTTCCGGCATATCGCTTGCAAATTGTCTTTTTGTTACTACTTTTGTGATGGCGGCAGTTTCTGCCGCAAGTCCGGCCTGCGTAGCCGGGCCACCCAAAGAAGCTCCTTTCGAGGAGCTTCTGTTTTTTCAGAACCTCTCGACCGTCCCGTCCGGAAACATCACGATCAGTTCCGTCAGTTTGTTTTCCTCTTTGGCCGCCGCGGCCCGCTGCCGAACGCGGTATGTCTGGTTATTTCCCAATTCGGTCAGTTCCACGACGACGCGCCTCGCCTGCTGTGCTGCCTTGTTGATGTTGCGGACCATATTGTTGGGCACGGTTCTCTTGATCTCCCATGCATGTCCGTCGAATATGGCGTCGGCGTTTTTCCGCGGATCGGGCGGTAGTTCTCCCTTGGGATAGAACATCCGTTTTACGGCTGTATCATCTTTGTAAATGTCTGGGAGAAGCGTTGCCTTGCTGAACACTTTGTTGCGCAGCAGGCGGTCCGTTACGGCGACATTCTGGGGCTGTTCATGGTCGTTGTGCAGACAGCTTACTTCGATGTCGTACCCTCCGGGAGTCCGAACGTCGAAATAGGTGTCGGCAACGGGCGTGTGTTCGAGTGCGCGTCCGAACTCCCGGCTGGAAATGCCCTTGAAATAAGGATGGTTCCTGGGGAACAGGAGGCCGTTTTTCGCCAGGTTCGTGCGGAACATCGGCGGGATGTCCTTGGGCATGCGCACGAGTTTCTGTGGCGTTGGTGCTCCTGACACCGTAAGCACTGTGCAGCGGCAGTTCCATCCGTTAGGCGGATATATCGAGTTCCATATGGGGTCGTTCATCGGACGCTGAAGTCCGTCGAGTGCCCGATGCGAGTCACGCACGCGGCTGTCCCCTGCCGTTACGTAGCGCAGCATGGGGTTTCCCCCGGCCTCTTCGAGCGATGCCCACTCGGAGGCTGTCTCTGCCGACCCGACAGCCGTGTCATATTCGGTACGGAGATAGTCGACGTTGTAGCGGCTGTCGATCTTCGCCGCTTCGGTTTGGAACTCTGAAAAGCTGCGCACGGAACCGTCCTCATTGACCAGGGCGTCAGTAAGGACTCGCATCTGCTGGTGATTCTTGGCTACAGAGAACTGGTAAGCGTTGCGCCGCAGATGCTCGGCCATGCGGAAGTCGGGGGTATCATATTCAGCGGTCTCCCTGCCGAATCCCCGCAGCATGGCTTCACGCAACTCCTCGTGAGTGAACGTCAGGCTGTCGTCATCGAATTCGACCTCCTCGCCTGCGAACAGACGCCGCAGAGTCTGCAAGGCTACATGTCTCCGGGCGGTATCTTCAGCCCATACACCCGATCCAGTTCGGCTATGTCCGGGCTTTTTTTTTTGAGCTCCGCAATGCCGGGTATCAGCGGCGACCGTTTGGCTCCGAGTATTGTGACGTTGTACTTCTCGGCAAAGTATTTCGGATCGATGTCGAAGGCATTGATCAGCATCTGCTCGATGGCCAGCTGCTGCTCGGGAGTATAGTTCACGGCTTCATCCCAGGCGAACTCGTCGTCGTCGCTGTAAGGGAGTCCCATTGCCTGTAGCCGGGGCAGAAGCTGCCAGTTCACAACGTTGGCGACCATTTCCATGCGTGATTTTACCACGCGGTTGAAGATGTCGAGGTGTACTTCGGCCTGGGATAACGAGGAGCCATCCTCAAGAGTCATCGTTTCGGTGAGTATGGCCTTCGAAATATTGCTTTGGGCACGCGCTATGCGCTGATCAAAGACCTGGAAGGCATCACCTCGCTGCGTTTCAAGAAATTTGATCTCCGTGCCTTGCGGGAAGAGCCCGAAAGCCGCAGCGCCCATCTGCCTGAGCGCCGTCATGATCGTGGCTTTATCTCCGGGATCATCCGAGGTGGTTGTCGCCCAGCGTACCGGGATTCCGAAAAGTTCACCGAAGGAGTCCCAAAACCCTGACATGTTTTTGATTGAAATGGCCTCGGGCGCGACCTTGAGCAGAAATCCGAGAGGTTCGTCGGCGTTGACATCAATGAGATAACGGTTCAGGGATTCATCATTACGATAGTCTACGCCCTGGGATAGGTCGTCATTGACGTTGCGCAAGATAAGTCCGCGCTCGGGCACGACGTTTTCCCGGGGAATCAGGTGCACCGCGTCGAGCGTTATGCGTCCCCTCTGCTGGACGATGTTGCCCAGCTCGATCAGAGAGTTCCCCCACGCTTCAGCGTCGAGCGTATGATGTATGAGGTCCCGGAACCAGGGGCAGTTCAGCATCAGGGTTTTTTCGGGGATCTCCTTCGAAGTCTTTGCTGAACGGATGTAATAGCGCCGCTGCATCACGGCCGTCTCGATCTGGCGCATACACCCTTCGACGTGGGTATTGAGCACCACGTCGGCATATACGTTGTAAAGATCGGCACGCCGGGGATTATCGACATCCACGGCTGCCTCATGGGCTCGGCGCCACTTTCCAATATCCAATCGGTAAAACGCCCGGGTCTGCTCATCGATCTCGATGAGCGCCCTGTTGCGTTTCTGAATCTCTTTGACGACGGCCTCAAGGCCGGATGGCCTGTTCCGGCGAAAAAAGTTTGGAATCTTCATGTCAATATTCGTTGATCAACTTGGGCGCGCTCTCAAAGCGTATCGATGTGTAGTATTCGGGATTCTGCTCGGGATCCGTGCCTGCCACATCAGGATCCGAGAGCGACGGAATTCCAGCCCCGATACGTCCCGTCGCGCATTGTTCGAGCCAGCGTATGGCTGCCTGATAGCGGATGTAGCGAATGTCCTCTTCGGTGAGCCTTCCGGGCAGCGACGAAAAGAGCAGATAGAGCGCAATATCGCAGGCGACCATCACCAGATGTTCGTTGCGATCAACGCCTGTCTTCTTGAATTCCGCAGCTATACGATAACGCTGGTACAAATACCCGCGTATGGTCGAACACGCCGTGCGTGTCAGCGCTTCCATGTCGGTGAATCCTTCTGCAAGGGCCGCATCGAAATCGTCTTTGGCGATGAAATTGAGAAAATCTGTTTCCTGGATGTACATATTACAGAGCTGTTCGGTAAATGGCCTTGCGTTTGATGTCCGCGCTCTTCGCGCCTGGGCGTAGCACGCGATGGCGGCGCATCTCCTTGATGTCGGATGTCGACATGACCACGAGTCTACCGCCAATATTGAAGACGTAGCATCGTTGACGTGTCTGTTCGTGGAGCTTGTCCGCACGGCGTACGGCGCGCAGAATGCGCCTGCGGTCGCGGCGCTGACGATAGTATTCACGGATTTTACGGATGATTTTGAACATGGCTTTAATATTTGGAATTGAAATCTGCATGGCTCGCTTGCCCGATGATGGGCGGTGATGTATAAGCTCTGTCGAATTCCGCCAGGTCGGCGATGGCACGCTCATCAGCATCCGGAGCGTCATCATGCGTTCGATAACCGGGCTCTATGCCGAGCAACTGGCGGATGCCTTCGATGAAATCGGGATTACGGCGCTCCTTCTCGTTGTAACGGATACGGTCATTCTCATAATAAGGAAACATTGAGAGCATGCGGTCCAGTTTCTTGGTCTTTGGGGACGGCACAACACTGATGTTGAGTTGACGTCCGTGCCGGGCATTGCTCTCGGCAATGGCACGGCGCAGGGGTTCATTCCAGAATTGCGACTCGACCCTCCAATGTACGACGATCCCGCAGGGAAGACTTTTGTCGAAATCCTGAATCCAGTCCAGTGCACTGTTCATGGTTCGCTGTCGGACAAAAGCAGCAATCTGGTAAAACCGATGATCGTAAAGGCCCCATACTTTCACGGCATTGTAGTCATTATTCCCCGAGTAGGCCGGGTCCCAGCGTCCTGTGATGTGTCGGAAGGAATTCATACGCGGCAGCGGAGCCCACGTATTGTCTATCATTTCCTGCGTAAAGACCTTGCCCTGTACCCAAGGTCGGTTGTTGTACTCGGCCTCGAAGGCTATGGTGCCGATCTCTTGTTCAACCTTGATAAAATAATCCGCGGGATATTTCGATGCCCAGCGTGGTGTCCTGTTCGGCCCGACGGTGGCGTCGACTTGATGTACGAGCCATTTGGGATTTCGCTTCTCAAGCTCTCCCTGAATCGTGCGCGGCGCGAAATTGTTGTTGGGGACCAGCAGCCGGCGCACAGGGCCGTCCATGGTCGGAATCAACGAAGAAAGAATCCAGTCCACGATTTCGTCCTGCCGCTTGGGGTTGCGAACCGTGTCTTTATCTTCAAGGTCGTCACAGATGCACAGATTCGGACGCTTGTGCCGGCGGCGCAGTCCACGAACTTCCTGCCCGACGCCTAAAGCGGCGGCAATAAACCGCTCACGGCATACGATATATTTGTCCTGCCACTTGGACGTGAGTTGCAGCCCGAAATCCGCGATAAGCATCTCGTTGCTTTCAAACTCTGTTTTAACATCCGCAAGGAGTTTTATGGCTTTGTCCTCGGTATTCCCGACAAGCACCATATAGATCTCCTCGCCGTTCATCCATAGCCAGATTGGAAGTATGACGTCGCAGATAACCGACTTGGCTTGGGCACGTCCCCAGCGCACGAGGGCCTTGATAAGGATATTGCGCCGGACTTTGTTCGCCAGGTCGATATGAAAGTCCGGAGTTTCTGCTGTGGCATAGTGCGGGAAATACGTTGCAACACAGTATTTGAAGTCCGTACATGCCCGGGCAATCCGCGCCTTGCGTTCTTCGATGACCTGCTCGTCGGAGCCGCGCCGCTTCTGCACGATGTGACACCATCCCTCCCAGCGTTCACGCGCCTTACGTATGCTCTCCAAGGCCATTATTTTGAACTTATGAATTCGTTGATGAATTTGTCCTGGACAAAATTCACGGCCTTTACGAAATTGTTCCAGGCATCGGAACGGGCTGTCAGCAGAGCCTTGACCTCCTCAAGATGCTGGGGATGTCGTTGCAGCCACTCTCCGAAGGAGATAAAACAGTCGATGTAATCCGTCAAGCCGAGTTCCTTATCCAGAGTTTTGATGGCTTTGGAGATGCGAAGCAATTCCGTCGTGTCAATACCGCCTTCGGGTGCGCTCAACAGATCGTCGATCCTGTTTAGTAGCTTGGAGACCATTTCATTGCGGGATATGCGTGTCCCGGCCCGTTTTTCCTTCCACCCGTATTTCTTGACCCATTCGGCTACCGTGGATTCCGAGCGCCCGACCTTCAGGGCAATTTCCTTCTGGGTACATCCTCGCATGAACAGATATTCGGCCAGATCGATGATGTTGTCCATATATTGAATTTTTCAACAAACATATAAAATAACGAATCATTTGTTTAATAATTTAACACACGATGGTACAATATTCATATCGCGTATTAAATTATTTGATTTTTATTTGCCCAATGATTTATTTTGTTCCAGTCAATAAAATAATTATGCTGGAACGGCAAGACAATCACATCTACGCATACGGCACCATCGGCTATACCTATACAGGCGATGAGTTTGCTGCCGAATTCCGTGCGGCTATGGTCGCAGGGGATCCTGTTGTACACCTTCATACCAACGGAGGTTCGGTCAGCGACGGACTTCTGATGGCAAATACCGTGAAAGCCGCTTGGCGTCCCGTTACAACCATTGTCGAGGGCATGTCTGCATCCATGGGGGTTTTCTTCATGCTTGCGTCAACGAAAATTCAATGCGCGGACAACGCCATGATTATGGTCCATGCACCCTCTACCTGGTTTGACGGAGGTAATCTTCAACAGCTGCGTCAGGAAGAGGCGAAACTGGCTGTTTGCGACGAGGTCCTGCGAAATATTCTGGCAACACGCGGTATTCCTTCGCAGATCATAGAAGCCTGGTTCGACGGCGCTGACCACTGGTTCACGGCAGCTGAAGCCAAAGATGCCGGTCTGGTTGACGAACTTGTCGGCGCTGTCGTGTCCCTTGATGCCGCCAAACCCAAGGAGAAAGACGAGGCTGCGGCTCTGGACCGTCGTTTCTGTGCCGTTTTAGATTCGCACATTTCAATTCACGACAATATCAACATGAAAAATTTGCTTAAGAAGCTCGGTCTGGCGGAAACCGCCACCGAGCAGGAGGCGATCGAGGCTGTTGCAGCCTTGCAGACTGCCGCCGCCGAACGTGACACACTCCGCAACAACCAGATCGCGGAGATTCTCTCCACGGCGCTCTCTGAAGGGCGCATCACTGCGGAGGTGAAGCCCACCTATGAATCCATCGGTAAGACCATGGGTGTCGACACCCTCCGTCAGACCATTGCGGCGCTCCCGACGCGGAAGTCTGCCTCTTCGCTGATCGAACCGCAAGGAAACGGCGCTCACAAGAAATTCGACGACTACACAAAGGAGGAACTCCTGCGTATGCGTACTGAAGATCGCGCGCGCTATGATGCGCTGCTCGACGCCAAATACAAGGAATAAACGACGATCAAACACTTATTCAAGACCATGAAAATTTTCAGATTTTTTGCCTGTCTGCTTATTGCAGTCATGCTCGGAACAACAGTCGCCGGGATTGGCGGAGGTGTAGCTTTCGCTGCCGTATCGCTCATCCCCAAAGGCGTCCCCGCCGGGGCGCTCTCTGCAGAGCTTATCCCGGAAGTGTGGACCAAGGAGTTTATCAAACGCTTCAATCACATCGATCAGGGAACGTTCCTCGAAGGTATATCGGATTACTCGGCAATGGTTCGTGACGGCAACATTATCCATTTGATCGACTTCGGCTGCGATCCCGACGTCCTGGTAAATAACAAAGTGTATCCCATTGCCGTGCAGGATATGACGAATGTGGACAAGACCCTTACATTGGATAAGCTTCAGACCAAAGCTACTCCCGTTTCGGATGATGTCGTCAACGACATAAAGGCTGAATTCATGCCGGCTGTTATCGACGCGCACCGTATTCAGCTCGAAGAGTATCGATTGGACAAAGCGATCTACAATTTTGCACCTTCGAAAAATGCGGACAAGACACCGGTCCTCACGACGACAGGCGGCAAGGAAACTCTGGTGGACGGCACGCGTCTGCGGTTTAGCCGAGAGGATGTTATATCGCTGAAGTTGAAATTCGATCAACTGCAAGTCCCTGCCGCCGGGCGACGCTTGGTACTTTGCCCGCAGCATGTCGCTGACCTGCTGATGGTGGATCAGGCCTTTGCACAGCAGTATTACAACTACTCTACGGGTGCCATTGCCAAAATGTACGGATTCGACATCTACGAGTTTGTGAACATGCCCAAATTCACGTCTGCCGGGAACAAGAAAGCATATGGCGCATCGGCTGCCAGCGGAGATCAGGAAGCCTCCGTGGCGTTCCATGTTTCCCGAGTATCGAAGGCCACGGGAGCGCGGAAACAGTACCTTTCGCGTGCTGAAACAGACCCGCTCTACCAGCGCAATCTGTACAATGTCCGCGAATACTTCCTGGCCCTTCCCAAAAAGGACGAGGCGATTGCAGCGATATACTCGGGTGTCAAATCCGCATAAAACAATGACCGCTTCGGTTGCCGGGGAATATCTCCGGCAGCCGGAAGGTTCAAACACGACACTATGTTAAGCAATGTAACGATAGTCCGCAGGCAAGGTTTAGGCAAGACCGCGGCCCGCGAAGACGGCATCTCGGGAATTATCGCCGACGGTGTTGCGATCCCGGATAAGTTGGCGCTGGATACGCCCTATGTCATCACGTCGTTAAGCGAGGCCGAAAGCAAGGGTGTTACGCAGCAATACGATCTGACGAACAAGGTTCTCCTATGGCATCACATCCATGATTTCTACCTCAAGGCCCCCAAGGGCACAAGACTGTACTTCTTCGTAGTGCAGAAGGAGACGTCTATGGCCGATACTATCGGCGGTTCGGAAGGCGCTGCACGCAAACTGCTGACCTTCGCCAAAGGAGACATCAAACTGTTGGCCGTGACGTCCATGAGCGAGGAGTTCTCGGCCTTGGAAGCCAACATCACCAAAGCCCAGAACCTCTACGACTGGGCTGCCGAGCGCAACAAGGCGCTCAATATCCTTATCGAAGGACGAGGCTTCCCCGATGACTACACCGAGGCTCCTTCCTCGCGTGAGATGGCCGCCAACCGGGTATCCGTCGTCGTTTCACAGGACTACGATGTCGCTGCCGAGGATCCCGCCTTCGCCAACTACGCTCATGTCGCGCTCCTGCTGGGGACACTCGCCGGGATTGCCGTATCGAGGGATGCCGGGCGTGTGCGCAACGGCAGCATCGGAGTCTCGGCCGTGGGAATATCCAACGGCAAGAAATCTTCCGACGTAGATTATTACGACGACGACCAACTCTCGGTCATCGACTCCAAGGGGTATCTCTTCCTTCGTAAATTCGACGGTCTGGCCGGCTGGTATTGGAATGCCGACTACACGGCGGCTCCTGCCACCGACGACTGCAGTTCCATACGCATGGGACGCACCCTCGACAAGGCCGCAGACTTGGCACGTCTCAAGGCACTGGAATATATGCGTGACGATGTGGAGATCGACACCGATACGGGCTATGTCGCCAGCGAAGTCCTGCAGTCGATACAGGCGGACATCGAAACGGCTGTATTGTCGCAGATGTCCGATGAGATCTCCGGGGTGGCTTGTGTTATCGATCCCGAACAGGCATTGTGGGACGAATCTACGCCTCTGCTTGCGGATTTGGAGATCGTAGCCCGCGGAGTGATCGCCCACATGAAGATGACCGTTTATTACACCAATTCTTTGAGCAATGATTAACGGAACCGAATATGCCTTTGAGGACGTGAAGATCGCCTTCCTCGGGCGAAGCCTCCGCGGCTTCGTTGCTTTCTCATACGGAGCCAACAAGAACTATACGAATATCCACGGCCGGGGAAATCGGCCCATCAAGCGAGGTCGCGGCAAGAAAGATGCCGAACCGGCACGTCTGACGATTCTCCAGTCGGAATTCGAGGCCATACAGGCTTCCATGCCGCCCGGTACGGACGTGACGGATCTGGCGCCTTTCAATATCGTTACAGCGTACGCTCCGCTTGGAGGACAACTTGTCACCGACATCGTACCTTACTGCCAAGTTACACGCTATACCAAAGGTATGACGACCGACGACGGGAACATGACCATCGATCTGGAAATGATCTCGGACATCCCCCTTCTCAACCAGTAAAAGACGAAAACATGAATTTCAAGAAAATACCTTTCGAACAGAATACGCTCACGGCACTTTCCGATGAGCAGATTGCAGCCGCAAAAAAAGAATTCGGCGACATCTATCTCATTCAGGTCGACGGACTCTGCGTATACATGCATGCCCCGGATCGCCGCATTATCGACTTGGCACAGACCTCGGCTGTGAAACGCCCGTCACTCTTCGAAGAGACGATTATTATCAACTGCTGGCTGGCTGGCAACAAGGAGGTTCTCGATGAGAGCAATCCCAGGCTCTTCTATGCCGTAGCCCGTAAAGTCAGCGAGATCGTACAGGTCGCCGATGCGGAAGTAAAAAAGCTATAGCCTCACGCGGTGATGTCGGGCGCAACCCCGTGAGGCAGGTCAATGCAATGTTGCGCTACTATTTTCATCTCGATCCCGACACGCTCACCGATGAGCAGTGGCAGGCACGTTGGGAGGAGTTACAATGGATACGCGAAATCGAAGCTAAAACAAGGTTGTGAACATCGAGGAGGTCATATACCAGTTGCGGGGACAGGATCTGCTTTCTCCGGCCCTGACGAAAGTCGGGGCCTCGGGAGAGCAGACTCGCCGTATCATGGATTCGCTGCACAAGACGACGGCTTCGTTGAAAAGTCAGTTCGCAGGTGCCGCGAGTGAGATTCCCGGCTTGTCCCGGGGCCTCGGACTGCTGAAGAATCCGCTGGTAGCAATTGCGGCAGCAGGTACAGCTGCAGGCCTCGGGTTAAAACGAGCTACAGATCAGGCGGCAGCGTTTAATGCCGAGTTCCGCAACCTTGCAAACCTCAATTTGTCGCGGACACGTTCGGAACTTCAGCAACTCAAGAGCTTGGTCTACGAGACAGCTTACGCCGGAGGTTTCGATCTATTGGCGACGAATACAGCTTTCTACGACGTTCAGTCTATTACGGGGCTGTACGGTCCGCAGGCTGCACCCGTTGTCCGTCAAGGTATGGAGTTCGCGCGCCTGCTGGGAGCTGATCCCAACGAATGGGTCGCAGGTCTTGCCAAGGCCCGGGCGAACTACGGATTCGGGAACAAGGACATCCAGGACTACCAGGCCAAGGCATACGCTTCGCTCGTTGCCGGTGCCATGACCTTTGATCAGCTGGCAAAGGCCTCACCCGTATTCGCCGGATCCGCGGCGGCCGCAGGCCAGGACTACACCAATGCGCTGAAGATGTTCACGCTCTTCACCATGCGCACAAAGTCCGTAGACGAGGCTGCCACGCTGACCAAATCGTTGTTTACGGATCTTACCAAGGCTTCGACGATCAAGTCCTTTAAAACGGCCGGAATCGATGTTTACGAGGATGGACGCTTTAAAGGAGTCAGCGACCTGCTCACTGAACTCAACGATGTCTTCGCACAACAGAAGACCCAGAAGGCCGTCATAAACCTCAAGAACGAATTCCAGGGCTCCGAAGGCCTCATCGCGCTGGTAAACGCCGCGACGGACCGCACGGGAGCCTTGCGCAGCCAGTTGGAGAACTTCGCCAATGCGGAACTCGACCTGGCACGTGCCCGCGAACTGGCCCGCGACGACGCGCAGCTGCTCTCCGAGGAGCTGCGCAACAAGTTGAAAGTGTCCGTAACGCAGCTGGGGGAAGCATTGTTGCCGCTGCGCGTGCAATTGACGAAAACGGCCCTTGCTGTAGTCGATTCAATGAATATGTTGTTCAGCTCACGCGGAGCGCAGTCCGTAGGGGCAAAGGAGGTTTACAACCAATATTCGGAACACTACGGAGGTTTTCAGAACATGACCGAAGCGCAGAAAAAGGACCTGCGCAGCAATATCGAGCAGAACCGGCAAAAATACAAATCGCAGATCGAGGGCTTTACGGGCCAATTCGCCGAGCAACTCGGAAGGCGCTACACCCGGGAAACGGATTGGCGGAAGGGTGCCCTTACAGCGTTGGATCGTATCGAGCAGGAGGTGTTCGGGAGCGAAAAGGAAGGAGCCGGTGGAACTGCCGGGACAAAAAATTATACTTCTCAAGCTCTTCAGTCGGCCCTTACGGCTGCAGGCGGGGGACGTCAGCAGAAAGTCATCAACGTGTCCATCGGCTCACTTGTAGGGACACAATCTTTTAACACCTCGGTGCAGGAATCGCGTGACGACATCACGGCCCTTGTTGAAGAGGCCCTGGTCCGCGCGATATACGGCGCTGAACAACTTGCGGTGCGATGAAGCTTCCAACAGGAGTCAAAGATGCTATTTTCGACAGCAACGGCGCGTTTTCGGTACTCGACCTTTACAGCTATCTGCGTTCGCACAGGCGGGTCGTACCCTACGATGCCCAGACACGTATTACGGTCAGCAGCGAGAATCCCGGAGCGCGACCTTCGGTATGGGATGGAAACCTGAACGGAACGGCACGCCGGATCTCCGACTTGGGATATGCCGGAGCTGCCTCCGGGGATCTTTTCGTGTCACCGTTGACTATCGACGGATGGACCTTTCCCGTCGATCCCCTGATCAGCGTCTCCGGGGCCAATACCATCGTACAGACGCAAATGAGCGATGGTGCAGGACCCGTTATTGAGGAGGTTGCCTCCGAGGGTTATCTGCTGACGATCCGTGGAATGTTTATCAACGAAGACAATGATGACTATCCCTATGACCAGGTGGCCCGCCTGCACAACATGCGTTCGAAGATGGGAGGTCTGGAGATCAAGAATAACATTATTAATCGCTGCTACGGTATCGACCGCATCGTCATTCGCAATCTCGCGGTCCCGGCTGAAGAAGGAGTGCAGTCGATGCAAGCGTTTACCATCACGGCTGTTTCGGACCGTGACGTGCAGCTCGAACTCAAGGAGGGATGGTTATGAGTCTGGTATTGAACATGCAGGCCGACATCAGTCGCTATACGTTCCGGTCCCTGGCCGAAGCAACCATCTCGCGTTCCCGCAAAGAACTTGCCGCTACAGCGCGAATTACATTGCCTTCGGAATACGAATCGACGTATATCTGCAACGAGATCCACGGAGGCGATCCGGTGACAATCCGTTTAGGATATAACGGAAAGATGCGCGAGGAGTTTTCGGGATATGTCGTCGATGTGGCGCAGAAGCGCCCCGTGGTGATCGAATGCGAAGACGAGATGTACCAACTGCGACGCGTACATCCAAAGGCTCGCAGTTGGAAAAACGTAAAGCTCGCACAAGTCATAGCCTATCTTCTGCCCGAAGCTCAAGTGCTGAATGTTCCGGATGTAACGCTCACTCCCTTCGCCATCAAACCGGGCGGGAGCGTCTTCGATGTTCTGGACAAGATTTGTTCAGCCTACGGACTACAAGCGTATTATCGGGGAAAGCAGTTGATCGTTACGGTACCCTATTACGCCATGCCGACCGGGAATGTCCGCTACGATTTGGAGCGGAACGTTATACGCCCGGATCTGACGTTTCGGCGCGAAGGAGATGTCCGCCTGCGCATTCGCGCCGTATCGATCTTGCGAGACAACAAGAAACTACGGGTGGAAGTCGGAGACAGCGATGCCGCAGCCGTTACAACGCTGCATTTTTACAACATAATGACCGAAGCGGAACTGCTGCGTATGGCACAGGATAAACTCAAGGTGATGAAATACGGCGGATTCTCCGGGACGATCACGACATTCGGCATTCCTTACGCCGAGCCGGACATGACAGCCGAGATCCGCGACCGAAGGTTCAACGGGAACCGTTATGGACGTTATATGATCGATTCGGTAACAACGACGGCGGGGCGCAGTGGCTTCCGTCGTAAGGTGGAGATCGGGAGGGCTCTGTCAGATGGGACAAAGTGATCGGATACGCGCAGGTATCAGGAAACTGGCGCAGGAGGCCGCACCCCGGCAGATGCAGATTGGAACAGTAGAGAACGTCGACGAGACATCGCAGGTCTGCGACGTCCGCATAGACGAAGATTATATCCTGCACGACGTGCGCCTGACACCGGTGGAAGGTGCCGACATCCTGCTCATCCCCGCAGAGGGCTCATGGGCATTTGTCGCGGCCGTAAACAATGACGAATTCTTTCACTGCCTGGCCGCAGCATCGGCTATATCGAAGGTGGTAGCACGCCTGGGAGACGCAGTCATAGAGATTGCGAACGGTAGGATCTCTATCAACGGAGGTTCGAACAACGGACTGGTAAACATCGGAGCACTGGTCGGTGACCTGGATACGATAAAAAAGGATTTAAACACGTTGAAAACGGCTTTTAAATCTTGGATTGTGAAACCGCAGGATGGCGGCGCAGCTCTTAAAACTGCGGCCGCGGCATGGGCTTCGCAGACGATGCAGATGACCAATCGGGACAAATTGGAAGACGACAAAATAACACACTGACATGAAGGGATTCGGGATATTGTGCGCGCCGGACTTGTTGGTGCAGCCCGTTCGGGATGACGACGGTAGAATCATACGGGGTATCGTCCTCGGGGATATTACTTCCCAAAACCAGGCGATGCTCGTTGTGGCCGCTTCCGGAGAATTCAAAGCTCATCCAACAACCGGGGTTGGCGCCATGGAATACCTGCGCGATGACAACACGGAGGATTTCATTGCGGCCGTATGTTCCCAACTTCGGGGAGATGGAATGACGGTCATTTCGGTGAGCTATTCCGAAGACCTGAAAATAGACGCTGGCTATGATGATTGAACGAATGGATAACCAGACTTTCTTCGACCTGGCAGTGCAGTATGCCGGAGATGTAACGGCGGCGTACGACATCGCAAGGAGTGCCGGATTATCCGTGACAGATACGCCTCCGCGGCAGGTCGAGATTCCCGAAACACTGAACACGGTCGTAGCAGACTATTTTTCCCGGAAAAATATGGTTCCGGCCTCATTCATAACCGATGCGGATATTGCAAAATTACAGCTATGAGAACATTCAAAGAGATAACGGAATATATTAAACAGGAATTCGTGGACAACGAGGTCCTTGCCGATATGTATGGGCTTGATGCGTCAAAGACATTCGATGAGCAATTCTCAAAAGTCAGCATTGAGGCGGTTCTGGTCTATGTCGTGGCGATGGCCAGCTATATCTGTGAGCGAATCTTTGCAGAAACCCGTCAGGAGGTCTCGGCAGCTATTGACAGTCATTATATAGCATCACTACCCTGGTTTCAAAGCATAGCATTGGATTATCAGGATGGATATAATCTGGTTTATGACAGCAAGACTTTCATGTTCGGATACGCACAAAAGGATGAAGAGGCCCGGATCGTGAAGTTTGCATATGCCCGCAACCATAACGTAGACGTCGTCTCCTGGGTCCGCGTATTTGTTTCAAAAGATGGTAAGGAGCCGTTGGATGAGGCCGAGCTACAACGGTTCAGCTCCTACATGCAGCGACGGGCTCCTGCCGGGACGAACATGCAGATCATCAGTAAAAAAAGCGACCGCCTGCAGATTAATGTTCAGATAAACTACAACCCCCTGCTGCTTAAATCAGACGGGTCGCGCATTGAAGGTTCCGGAAACCCTGTAAAGGAAGCAATACAGACATACGTCGATGGCATTCCTTACGGAGGCGTTTTCAACAAAACGCGTCTCGTGGATGCCTTGCAGGCTGCTGAAGGGGTCGTGGATGTAATCCTCGGTGACGTATATACAGCCAAAGACGATACGGACTTCACGCTGCTTCAGGGAAACTCCTATATTTCGAGTAGCGGCGGTTTGGTAGTAGACAGCAGCAATATCTCATATCTGGCGGAAAATGAATATTAACTGGGACAGATTTCTGGCTTACAACTTGCCGGTTATTATGCGCCGGCCTCGGATATTCGCACTGCTGAAGTGTCTGATCGGCGTGCTTGTCTCTATTCATGCTCAAGCGATAAAATGGAGAACAGAAGCCCTGCAGCGTTCGAATTACGACACTTCGGCCATCATGCTCGAACGCATCGTTTTCGAACAGATGGGACTCCGGATCCGAATTGAGCCGTCCGAGGCGCAACTCGGATCCTTCGATGTGTATGTTGATTCCGAAGGCGTCGAATATGAAGTCGCACGATTGCGGGCGATACTTGACAAATACAAGGCTGCCGAAAAACAATATCGGATTAGAAATAGCAATCAGGTGTTTCAAACCTTATTCGACGGTTATGTCTGCGAAATGGAACCAGTGTTCCGATCCTGCCAGTTTGCCGGATATGTCTGCGAGCCTATTCGCACCAATTCAATATTTCTATATGCGGAATATCGTTCCTTGAATTCGCGATTCATCTACATCCAATCCGATTATGCCGTGACGAGTCCCGTTTCTGTATCAGTCGCAGGTTCCGAATATACTCTTATCATATCAAAAGGTGAGAAAAAATCGCAAACAGGTGTTGCTTTTATAGATCCGAATGGTGGCCCTGTAGAATCCCAAATATATATGACGGGACTCGGCTTGTCTGCAGATGACTATTTTGATTATGTGTATAATACCGACGCGATATTACTATAAATGATTTTGGCATGAATTATCAGAATAACGGGTATCAGCGCTCTCTGCAGCTGATCGTCAAGACAATCGTAAATGGACAAGAGACATCCCGATCATCTTATGACGGAAGACTTGCCTTTTCTCATAACGGCAACTCCTATACGAGCATCAACAATGGTGAACTGATGAGGATGCCCAAGAAGGATTACAACCAAAGACTTGTGGATTTTATCGATTACGTCGAGAATATCGTGCCGGGATTACACGTCGAGGAAACCCTTGAGCCGGGCTATGCACCACGCAGGCAGAACACGACGGCTTGTCCGTTAAACTATGCCCTGGTATACTACTTGAATTTGCGGGGACAAGAAGGTAATATTCTTTTGCCGATAGTGGACAAACAGGGCGGCAATTTCGAGGTTCCCATGGATACGAATGGGACACCTTACGTACATTCCATTATCGGAAACTGCAATGCCATATTGGCTGATTCAGATATTACAATTATTGTTTCTCCCAACATACTACCATCTGATATGACCGGGCAGGTTAAAATCGGCATACGGGAAGATCCGGGAATCATAAGGTCGATTTCGTACGTCCAAAAGGCCGGCAAAGAAATGATTTCAAGTGTAACCATTTCATGGCCTCTTGCTGCGAACTCACAACTTCAATGCTGGTTTTCGATTATAGAAAAAGAAGCGACTGGCGCTGTAAACAATGTGAAGTTTGACGAAAATGGAATAGCAAGCGTTTCTCCAGAGACAATAGTTAAAGAACTCTCTCTTTCAGGACGTTTGTCTGACTATGCAGGAATGACTCTGAAAGCCTGGCCTAACGATGCCGTTTCTGGCTCGGCCATTATTCCGGACGAAGGAAGTATTCAACTTAATATGACGTCGTCGCAATTATGAAAAAGAAAATTTACTTGTACGCCGGAGAAACCTTGATGTTGAGATTCCTGGCACGGCATGACGGATTACCCTTGGATATGTCCCATTATGACGTAACGGTCGAATTGGTAACCACGTCCATGGGAGCCGTTATTACCAAACGTTCGGACGATGGCAGCCTTGATCTATCACAGGCGCAGCAGGGTATCCTGACATGTCGTTTTGAGGCGGAAGAGACACGAAGTCTTACGCCTGGCCGGGCAACGGTCGGAATGACTTTGGAAAAGAACGGAGCTGTTCTGATGGGAGCCACGACAGGTGTGGATATTCTGCGCCGTCTGGCCGCTCCTGCGCCATGTAACAGCCGCAGCGTAACATGCGCCGATATTGTATGTGATAAAGACGTAGACATTGAAATGCAGTTCGCTGCAGTTCCCGGTAAAGATGCCGACATTATAGGTGTTACGGCATCCATAGATGAAAATGTCGGAATACCGAAGGTTGCGGTAACACTCGGAGGAGAGCCCCAGGAACGGACCCTCGATTTCCGATTTGAAAACCTCAAGGGCGAAACTCCCAAAATATCGGCCGACGAGGAAGGCAATATCTATTCTGACGGAGAGCTTGTGACCGCTGTCGTGGCGGAGGTCGTCGTTAAAGCCGACACCGCGTCCACCAACGCCGACCAGCAGGCCGCGCGTGCGAAATCTCTGGCCGACCACCCTCCGAAGATCGTAACGGCCGACGATACGAATTACTGGGCCTTCTGGAATGAAGAGGCGAAAGACTATATCACCTCGTCCGTCCGCTCGGATGGCGGTCCGATCTTCGCCACGTTCGACATTGATCCGGCGACAATGCTCCTGGGCGTGAATTACCAGCCCGGCTACGGCCGCGGTTCCGAGTTCGAACTTCAGGATGGGCATTTGTATTACGAAATTAACGACTGACAGATATGGCAAAGACAAATTTAGGGAAAGTGGGCCTTACGCCCAAAAAGGCGTATTCGGCGAGCA